AAGGAATTTACTACATTTTAACGTTGGATTATTTAAGTTTTCGGAACTCCCAACATTACAATGTTTACAGGTTAGTAATCTAAATAATGATTCAGAATTTATAACCTTGTTATCATTTTCTTTATGACAATTACAACATAACTTACTTGTATTATATTCATCAAGTAATACTGTATTATATTTTTTTGATACTAATCTTTTTAATCCTATACCCATTGTTGAACCTAAGCCTTTAATAGTATTTTTATTTGACCAGTCACCTATACAAATTAATACATCATCTTTATTTCCATATGTTTTTTCAATGTTATTTAGAAATTTATCTTCACTCTTTTGTCTATAAGTTTTTCGTAATTCACAAGCTAAGGAAATTCTAAAAAAATTCTCTAAAGAAATTGCTAATAAAGAAATTAAGGAAAATAAATTCAAAATGATAAATAGGCTTGTTAAACAATTAGAAAAATTTAATGAAGTATCTCTCAAAAATTATTTTTACATTTTGCTTTTTACATTTTGCTTTTTGCGTTTTGCTTTTTGCTTTTTGCTTTTTGCTTTTTGCGTTTTGCGTTTTGCTTTTTACATTTTGCTTTTTACATTTTGCTTTTTACATTTTGCTTTTTACATTTTATTATTTTTTAGTTTTTCTTCTTCATAACCATGATTGTATCCATATTTATATTCATTAGGGTATAACTCCAACGCATTTTTCCGGAATCACTGGTAACTTGTTTTATTGTTATAATTAGTTTGCTAGGAATATTTATACCTAATACCATAAGTAATTGTTGCAGAGCTTGATCATCTCCTACATTATAAGTATTAATTGTTTGACTAGAAATATCAAGTGCAATTGCATTTTTCTTACCTTCATGATTACCAATTCCATTTACATTATAAATAATGGAACCATTAGTTGCATTATTGGTTATTGTTAAACTAACTGATCCAGAATTAGGGTTTTTGTTTTCCATACTAGCAGTAGTAATAGGGACTGTATTTTTACTAATACCATCATTTATAGCAAATGGATTTTCAATAGATATAGATTCATCATTATCAGATGTTCTATATTCATCAAAATTTAAACTAACAATTATATTATTAAAAGCTAGAAATTGTCCTTTAACAGGAATATAATTACCAAAAAAATTAGTTACTATATATGGATCAACATTTATAATAGATTTTGTATTTGAATAGAATGATTCTATAATGTTACTGCTAGATAGTGAACTAGAATTATCATTAATGTTAGAATTGAAACCTGATCTAGAAAGGTTTGCATATTTACCTTTATAATAAATGCTAGATTCATATAGTTTCTGATCGCTAGATTTGTTAATATCATCTAGAAGACCGGTTTGTGCTTTAAAATTCATAACATCCTTACTAGAAATATATGATGCTGTATCCAATTGAATATCATTTAAAATATCACTACGATCTTGAATACGCTTATTTATAGAATCAGACATTGCGCTATTCACATTTTGAAATATATTTGCATTAATATTAAATTTGTTAAGTAATGTGGCCATACAATCCATGTAAATAGGATTCTTTGTGGTGATAGGACAAAAATCATTAAGCGATTTTGTTTGCCCATAGAGCTTAGCAGAATCTAAACCTTTCGCTATATAATCTGCATATGCATTATTGCAACTACTATAACCTAACGCACGAACACCATAATTATCATCGTACATATCTTTGCATGCCGGGATATTAGTAATACTATCATTTGCTAGAATTTTATTAACATATTTAATTGCATTTGGTCTTGTACCTGTTGGTGATGGGGTATTTAGGAATTTATTACTAATCTTAGAATTATTTTTAGGAGGTCGGTTCATATACCAAAGCCGGAAAATGCAATAGAACGTAAATATGATAAGTATAAATATCCAGATTAAGATTATATATTTAGTAGGTATATCTTTCATTATACAAATGTATGTCGGTTACTTTGCTTAATCTAATAAATAGAAATATTTATTTTACCTAGCATTATCACTCATTACTTAGTACTAAAAAACTATAAAAAATAAAAACTCAATATTGTGTCCACAATAGAACTTGCTTTTTAGAGAATTATTCACGTTAATAACGCTTATCTTTTTTACCCTGTCTTCTACATGAGTGTGCTGCAAAAACATAATTTTGTCGCATCTTAGTTAATTCTGTAGCTACATTAGTATCACCAGATAGATTTATTATTTTTTGAACCAAACTGCAAAGTTTCATTTGGTCATCAGTAGGATAATCTTTATCAGGATTTTTATTTACTTTTTCAGGAGTTATGCCTAAGTTAGTAGCTTTTTTAATAAATAGACTAACGATTACAGATAGATTGCCTGGTGCTGCTAATATTTTAAAATCTTCTATAGTAATATCAGGTGCGGATTCTGGTCTAGTCCTATCCCAATATTTGCCGAATATTTCTGCAATTTTCCTTTCATCTGCACCTGCATTATATTTATCTAAATAAAATGTATTTGACATCATAGATTTTACTAATTCATTAATACGTTTGGTATCTTCATGAGCTTGTGATTTCTTTGTTATACTTAGTGGTTCCGGAATATAAGAACTGAGTTTTAGGAAGTGTTTGGGATTCTCTTTTACCTTAACATCTATTAATCCATTTTCTATACTTTTAATTTCAATTAATGTTTTAGTCATCGTTTGAAAATAATTGCTTAATTCAGATAACATATTGTCACCCTCTAGTATCTCATGCAGATTTTCTATAATAGTTTGAAATTCTCCTTTTACTGTACTATATTGTTCTTGATACATATTCGGAATACGAACTAAAGTATTAGATATATATTCATTATTCTTTTTAGCTCTTTCATCTATATCTTTCATAAAAGAGGGTCTATCATCCTTTGCTTTTATTTCTGCCTCACGTTTTCTCTCAGCCTCAGTTTGTTTATCAGATACTTTTAACCAACTATTACTAGCAAAAGGCTTTGTACTACCACTAGAATTAGAAGTCTCTACTGTTGTAGAGGTTGTTGGTGACAAGTCTAATTTTTTATATTTACTCTTATCAAGTTCTCTAATTGCTTTACTAGCAGAATCGCTACTATTATATTTTTTTAACAAATCCTTAAATAATTTATTAGAATTATCAGTACTATACTGTTTAATTAAATCATCATAAAAATTGCGTAATTCAGAATAATCATTTTGCATAGCTTGTAGTTCGTATAGGATATTTTTGGTTTCAGCATCTGGATCTTCATTATTATCTAGCTTACTCTTAATTTTTGTAACCCATTCTTTATAATCATCAAATTTTTTTAGAGGTTGATCATCACTATCAAGATACTCACATATTTTATTAACATGCTCATAAACAGATAGGAATTGATTATATAATTTAGTATATTCTGTATCATGATTATTACCATAAGATTCAATTTCTTCCTTAATATCATCTAGTTTAGACTTTATAAGCCTTAATTCATTACGATTTAAAATATTATCAAATGTAGTACCCTTTGCAGCCGCAGGTGTTGCCTGTGCAGTTGCCGCAGTTGCCGCAGTTGCCGCAGTTGCCGCAGTTGCTGTTGCAGTTGCTGCTGTTTGTTTTAAATCATTATCATTATTTGGATCATATTTAGCAGTTTCCTCATCTATAAAACTTTTTAAAGTATTAGATCCTCGAAAGCTTTCATATTCTAAAACACCAAATAAATCATCAGTATCAGTTTGTTCAAGAGCGGTAATTAAGAAATCCAGTAAGTATTTGTTTGTAGAAATATAATCATAAAATTCTTGTTCTTTAGTATTAGTAGGTCGTGGTCCTAAACTAATTGATGGAGTCGTATTAAAGAAGCTAGATAATTGTTTCGAATTTAAGTCATTGGCTTCTAATTTTAAATTCTTAAATTGAATATATCTAACTTTCTTAAATAGAATATCTGCAATATATTTTTTTACTTTTTCATCCCATGTTGTATATTCTCTTAATATTTTTAATATTTTGACGAACGCTATTATTGATTCTTTTAATTCATTATTTGCATGTAGAATAGTGTTATCTAAAATATTTTCTTTAAATAACGAAAATATTAGGTACATTTTAAAAATATTTTCAACACATATTAATAATTCCGCTTTATCATTATAACATTCATTATTTGAATTACTAAAATCTTTAAGATTTAAATTACCTTTAATTTTACCTAGTGTAAGTTTATAAAAACCCGTGTTTTTTAATTTGGTTTTCAAAAATTGAAATTTATTTTTTTGTGGAGGTTTAGTAGGATGTCTACTAGAACCACCTGACATTATTGTAATATAACCACCACCATTAACAGTTTTTACTTCTCTTGGTATTTCCTTATCTTTAACTAGTGCCTTTTCAATCATCCATTTATAAAATTTAAGCCTAATTTCGATTGCTGATAAAAAAATAGAATTATAATTATAATTTGTATACATATTTTCAGCTGAAACTTGTGTATAAAATTCCTGTTTCATGTTTTTAAAGTGCGATTTAACATCATCCATAATTTTAATCATATCATTAATATCTTTCTCAAACCATAATATTGCATTTACATTATTAGGATTATCCCAATATGCACGAACAGTGGTTAATTCTGCCTTGCATATTTCACATGATTTCCTAATATTTTCAAGTATGTCTTTAATTGTTTTTATTTTTGCAGTAACACCGATTAGGCTTTTAGCGAGTGTTTCCTGTAATGATGACCATTTTAATAATTTAGATCCAAGTTTGATTTCTCCTAAAGATCCTTTTCTAGTAAACCCCTCTTTACTATATGTACCAAATTGATTTTTATAATGTTCAGTTGTACTTATTAAGTCTGCAATAGTTTTTTGTAAATCACGCACGGTTTGTAGACTTTGATCTGTTGAACTAAGTATATAATCATAATCGACTTTATTTGCTTGATATTTTGCTATGCGTGATTTATCTCTAGATGTGATACCAGTTTTGCCTTCTAAAGATACTGCATAATCTCTTATATTACGAATAGGTACTACATATGGTTGTATTTTACTATGTAGTTTTTCTATACTTTCAAAATCTTTTAATTCCTTTTTAAATTTTCTGGATTTCCTTATAAAGTCGGATATTTCACCACCTATTACTTTATACTCTAGATCCACTCTTTTAACTGCATCATTAAATGCAGTTTCGGAAGATCTTATATCAGACTCTATAATTTTTATGCGATTTGTATCAGTCTGCGTGTTTATTTCTTCTGTATCTTGTTTAAATAGACGATAAATTATATATTTGCGTTTGGATATTATATATTTAGTTTGTGCATCTGCAGCGTGCTTAGCAATATCATTAAATTGTTTTGCTTGTGCTTCATAACTATTTACAGTAGATTGCATACGACGTTCTAATGAATTTAATTTACCTATTATACCTCTTGTTTTACTAACCGCGTATTTAGTCTTAAAATAATCAAAAATACCTCCGCCTGTTTTAACTGTTATACCTTTATAACATCGGGTTTTGTATTTCTTTGTAATACCACATCCAATACGTGAATGTAGCCTTCTAGATAATTTATACTTAGATGATAGTTTTCTATGTTTTTTTGTTTCTAGCATATCTTAAATCCTTTCTAGCTTATCTAGATTATCTAATATATTGCTAGAAAGATTTTTTTCATTTAGCACAGCTTCATACACATATCTTATTTCGTATCTCTAGCGTATCACGATTATATAAAATTAAAAACAAATCACAATCACAATACCAATACTAATACCAATACTAGTACAAATACTAATACCAATCACAAAAAGATTATAACAAAAAATTGATTTACATAACAAATTAACAAAATTAATATTATCATACTTAGTGATATTATACTTAGTGATATCATACTTAACGATATCATAATATAAAAGCAAATTAATAGAATCTATCTAGCAAATCATGTCTTATAATCACGGTAACAACAAAAACAATTATAACAGCTATAATAATCATAATAGCTATAGTAACCATAATAAACACTATAATAATAATAATGGTGAACAAAATCACTATTCGCAATCACAAGATAATGATAATCGACCTCCTAGAAAAGAGCATTATAAATCTAAAGAGCATATGGATTATGACCAACAACGTAATAACCATCATGAACAAATGCGAACTAGCAATAGAACAATAGATAATACTAGAGAGCACAATAGGGATAATACTATGGAGAATACTAGGGAAGGTATAACAATTGCGGGTAATATATTGGCAAAAATCTCGTTTTGTGATAAGCAATGTAGCAATGTTAATGATAATAAGGTTAAGGCTGCAGTAGTAAAGCATCTAGAATTACAACATAATATACAGATTATTGCGCGGGATTTTACAATTATAAATCCTACTAATTTTCGTATAGTATCTTATCATCAGCATGTTCTAACACCATTAACTAATGGAAATCCTTACTTACTATATCTAACCCGGATAGATGGAATTAATTGTTGTTTGTATATTGATAGGAAATTGAAGGATGGATATACTTTCCCTAAGATGCATTGTGTTAAGTATAATTTCCATAACGAATTGTTTGAAAAAGACACTGTATTTGCAGGTGAGTTAGTTAAGGATACTGAGCGTCGTTGGTGCTTCCTGATTGATAATATAATTATTTATAAGGGGATGTCAACAGTTGAGAAAAATGTAATTGCTAGATATGAATTAATTCATAATATTTTAGCAAATGAATATACATTTGATAGATTTCTAGAAATATGCCCATTACAGGTAAAGCGGTTGTTTCTATATCGTGATGTTAAAAAAATGGTTGAGGATTTTATTCCCAATCTATCATATACATGCAAAGGAATATTATTCTATACATTAAATAATAGGTGTACTAATTTTGCATTCTTATTACCCCGAGATTCCCAGTTTGAAATAAAGAGTCCAAATGAGATAGATGAAATAGTACAAGCTAAATATCCTAAATTATGGGCTAAAAAACACACTATAAACCAAGAACATATAGCTGATGGCTTATCAATTGTTGAAAGTAATACAGCAAATAAACCATTAGGAGAGTTTAATGAAGATAATACAAGACCTATAGCAGTAGATAATGTGGTATTTAAAATATTAAAAACAGATATACCTGATATTTACAATTTATACTGTATAGATTCTAATAATGGGTTAATTAAATATGGAATTGCACTGGTACCAAATATTCGCATAAGCCATTATCTTTATAATACGTTTAAAAGTGATCATAATAATTTAAATTTAAGAGTAGAATGTCGATTTTCTAAAATTTTCGAAAAATGGTCACCAATTCGATTTGTAGTACATAACCCATTTTGTAAAAGCGATATTGAAATAATAGAGGAAAAAATGAAAAATTAATTTTTGAAGATATTACTTTAACAGTTTCCTTTTGTTTTCTTGTTTTCTTGTTTTCTTGTGTTTTTGTTTTCTTGTTTTCTTGTGTTCTTGTTTTGTTGTTAGTATTAGTATTAGTATTAAGTTTATGGCATAGGATTTATATTATTTAAGAAATTTTGATTTAATCCGTTATTATTGCCTAGTCCAGTACCATAATAATAATTTATGCCATTAAATGTATAAGGGTATGCTAATGGTCTCGGAATAACACTTCTATTTTTGGCTCTAGCATCATTATTAAGATAATATTTCAAAAGAATGCTATTTTTATAATTCGGTTGTTTAAGATAATCAAAATTCATCAATTCCATAGATGTTATATTAGAATTAGCTTTAAAAGATTCTTTTTTCATGTTTACATTATCAATACAATAAAAAGAGTATGCTAGAATGAATATTAGTAATATCAGAATTAATATTATCAATTTATTACTTATCATTTCTTAAATAAACAAAATTATAATTTGATTATTGGTTATTGTTTATTGTTTATTTTTTATTGTCGATTGGCTATTTTCTATTTTTATAAAATGTTTTATTCTTGTTGCTAGAATTGTTTTATTTGCTAGCTGGATTGGTCGGATTGGTCGGATTTGTTGTTTTGCTAGGTGGATTTATAGAATTGGTTGCAGTTGGAGATGGATTTGCATCGTTATCAATAATATCCATTTGTGTTCCAAATGTAGAAATGAAACTAAATATTGTGTTTTGTGGAAATCCACTTTTTAAATCGCTAGTACTAAATAAGGGATTTCCGGATTTTGCTTGAATATCTAAACTTAGATATTTATTATTAATTATATTCTTAAGTTTTAAATAATGTTTATCAGTATCTAGTACAATAGTCCATTGTTGTCGATCATCTCGACGTGACAATACCCTGGTATTTACAGTATTTGATCCTGGATTATCATCTACTTGTAATGCAGCATCAAACTTATCAGTTTCGACATTGTAGTCTAGGACAACATATTTATTTACATCTTCACCTCCATAATGAATTATATAAAATCGACGACCACTTGTTTTATGAACTATCATACCTTCTGGAACTAATCCTAAAAAGGTAAATATACTATAACGAGGATCATCTTTATAAGGGTGTCCATTCCATCCAATACCAAGTGAACTGTTTTCATCTTCTGGATCTTTTGTATCAGGTATTTGCTGTTTTGAATTATTAGATTCTAAACATTTTGGATTTATCTTATAATATGGCTTATTATTATTAATCCGCATCAAATTATAACCATTGTCCGGATTAGCACTAGTATCTCCAGTGTAATTATTTTTAACCATATGGTTAATACCACGACTATACCAAGCTGAAAAACTACCACCGCCATAAATTGGTATAAGACAATCCTTTGGAACACATTTAACTGGATTATTATGATCAAAATAATTTGGATTACCCCAACCAGTACCAACAATATCACCTATAGATTCATAACCTTCTGGACAATTTACTTTTGCAGAACTAATTGCATCATCACCACCATGCCATTTTAATGATTGATAATTAATTGGATTTACAACATCACCTGATACTATAATAGTTTTCATATCTGGACCAGTCCAATAACCTGGATTATATGACATATCTCCCACTATGGTATTCCCGCTTTTTTGACTATTCCAATCTGAATTACCCCAAGTGGGAATATCACCTAAAGGATAATATGTATCTTCACCAATAGTAATTGGACGAGGTCGGAACCAACTAGCATCGGGATCGCCCTTAGTTTCACTATCACCACCTAACCGCATATAATCATTAGTTTCCATAATTTTTAATCTAGCAGGAGTACTTTGATTCATTTTCTTTAACGGTAACTTTGCACTTTCAAAACCATTATTAGATCTACAAATTTCTGCTTTCATCTGACGGAAACCACGAAGCAAACCCCAATAATACATATCATATTTTTTAATCTCATCAAAAGGATTTGTATCTACTGGCCAATCATAATCTTCATCAGCAAATTCATCTTCAAACCATCCCGGATTGACAGCATATATTAATTCAAACCATGTTTTCCATATCCCTTTAACATAATTTATAACCTCTTGTGGTGTTTTACCTAACTCACTAGCTTGTAAATACATAACCTTATATTGTTTACTACCTCCTATTGTAGCGATTTTATTACTCAAATAATTATTTGGAAATTTTTGAGTATCTTGGTTTAATATACTCTTAGCTGTTTTTTCTGTATATAGTGCATCAATTAAAGTATTCATTTGTTTAACAGCTTCAGCTTGTGTAGCAGTTACACTGCATGTACCTTCTAAACCAGATTCTCCACGTTCACCTGAAATACCTCGAATACCAGGAGGACCCGTCTTTGTACGTATATTTCCCCAAAAATAGGCTAATAGAAATACAGTACTAAATGTTAACCATAAGCAGGTATATATAATCCATGTTAAACATATGGTTTTAAAATCAGTAATTCCATCAGTTGTATATAATCCAAATAATATATATGCACACAGCAATATAAGGAAAAAAAAAATCCACATTATCCCCATTTTTATTACAATTGCTATTCTAGCACTTCTAGAATAAATCAATAAAAAAATAAACCAAAAAATAAGAAATAAACCTAAAGCAACATTGAAACATTATGGCATTATTGTATTATGGAATTATGACAACATTATGACAACATTATGACAACATTATGACAACATTATGACAACATTATGACAACATTATGACAACATTATGACAACATTATGACAACATTATGACATTATAAATATTAAATATTCGGAATCAGTATTATCATTTGTTTTTTGCAATGAAAAAGCACCATTTTTATATTTTAAATATTTATCACTACTTTTATGTTTGATGCGACATTCATTCTTAATATTACCAGTAAATAAAATGGTAAAATATTGTGAGTCACTATCATTATCACATAGTTCCATATTGATAGCACCATTTTTAACACTTAAGCATTTATTATCACCATTTACTGATAAAGTATATGTACCACCAATTGCATTTTCAATAATTTTGCCATATAGTTGTGTTGTAGATTTTTGATGTGTTAATATGGGTTGGTTCTTTAGTTGTAGGTATGCTAGAACTGAATATTTTGAATCTACTTGTTCCGATGGTAAAATACCTTTACCTACACGATTGTTATAATCATTAGTACCTGGTACATTTTCTAATTTTCCAATTTGGAAATATTGATCATATCTCTCCGGATTAATATAATAAAATGAGCCATTAATATCCGAATCTGGAATAAATGCATTCCATCCAGAAACACCTCTAAATAAATTATATGCATTTGCACCTTCTGCATTCACATATTTATTATTATTAGGCCGAAATCCCATCATAAAGAAATTAGTTGGTTCTCTTGTTCCAGCACTACTCCAAAGCCATTGTCCATTGGTTGGTAATTTCTCTACTGTATCAAATGGAACACAACGAATTGGTGCATTTTCATTAGTTCCTGGTGGAGTATTAGTAGTAGTAATTACATCACCTAAAGCAATATAATTAGAAGGTGCAATTGGTCTCCATACCCAAAATTTATTACCGGAAATAGTATTTGACCAAAGAAGTTCATAATTGACAGGACCTTTAACATCACCAGCTACTATTATAGTTTCACGTAAAGGACCATCCAAAGGTAAATGATATTTTATAATTCCGACATGTCTTTCCCGTCTATAATAATCATTATAACCACTAATTGGACCCATTACTATATCACCAACTGGATAGAAAACTGTACCTTTATAAGTATACTGCTTTGGTCTCCAGAAAGTTGCATCTTGATTAGAGCGACTTCCTTGATCATTTCCAATAAAATCATACATATCAGTTTTGCTAACCTTAAATGTTATTGAATCTTTAAAGTTAGGATCTGGTGTTTCACCATTCCTACTTGCATAACATTTTTCAACAATTTTAGGACGATATTGACGACCCATACCCCAATAAAACACATCATATTTTTTAATTTCATCAAAAGGATTCTCCGCTTGCCATTTGAATTGTTCTTCGGCACCTATAGTCTGGAAAAATAATGCACCACCTGATTTATATATATCTTCAATCCATATTTTCCAAATACTCTCTAAATAGCTAACTAAATTATTAGGTCCATTATAAGGTGCTAGCTGCTTGAACTCATCACTAGAACACATTTGATTAACCTTACTCTTTATGTAAATATTATTTACATCTACACTAACACCTTGATTAAGTTCACGAAGTTTTGTAGGTATTATACCATTTTTTGGATTTAGCAAACGTGTAGAGCAATATTTATCACGACAATCCGCATCACATTTACCAGCTTCACCTTTATCACCTTGTTCTCCTTGGTTACCTTGTGATCCATGAGGTCCTGTCTTATTACGCATAGTTAAATAATAATTTATTACTAGCACTATATTTATCAATGTAATAAATGTAATAATGTAAAGGAACCAGAATAAAAGGGAAATAACTGTTTCATCAATACCTTTGCTAATTTCTAGTCCAATACCAATTGCAATTATAACTCCTATTGCAAATATTAATATAATGTAAATATTATCCATGTGTGTTCTAATCTAGCAATACTATATTTTATTGCTATATTTTTGCTATTTGATTTTGACATTTAATTTTAACATTTAATCTATCCATCAATTTTATAAATATAACATTTATCAATGAAAAACATATCAATGAAAAACATATCAATGAAAAACATATCAATGAAAAAATAACAAAACATAATACTGGATGATTCTATATAATTCTATATAATTCTATATAATTCTATATAATTCTAGATGATACTAGATGATACTAAAAATCTGCAGGATCCATGCATTGGTTAGAGTCTTGCATACATACATTCAATTTAGATTTAAAATCGTCTTCTGACATAGTGCTAGAGTATGCAATCTTCTCTAGCATATTAATTTGTTTATTAATTGGCATAGCTTCCTCTAATGTAGTTTGATCTTTACATACCGTGATAGAGGGTTTATCTAGACATTCACGCGGTATATCACTATACATTTGTGTAGCAGTATCTAATATTATTCCACGAGCATTAGAAATTCCACATTCTTTAGCATATGAACATTTACCAGGTGCACCCTTTGCACCTTTCGGACCCTTACTACCTTGCTGTCCAGGTATCCCTGGATCATTACGGAGTTGAATATAATATACTACTGCTAGATAGATATTTAATATACTTAGACCTAATAAACAAACTATCATAAAATAAGCAATCTTATACTTTACCTCCGGAATCATAAATCCTATGCTCAATAGGATTATGAAAATAATTGCAACTATGAGAAATGTTGATAAATCCATTCTAGCTTCTAGATATTATTTTACTATAATAAAAAATTATATGCAATACTATGAAATACTAATATAATAAAAGGAAAAAAGCATATCCTTTAATAGTCTTAGAATTTATACTCTTTGACAGTAAAAGGTAACCTCATAGGCGTACTTTCATTAAATACCTATCGGTTAAATTTACATTTACACATTTACGCATTTACACATTTACACATTTACACATTTACACATTTACATAAAAAAAGAATTTTGTAAACCACAATAGTCATCCTTACATACTGCTAGTTTACAAGTTCTACAAATAGCCTCACTTTCATCTAACTTGCTACCAAGTGATTCATTACTTTCTTGATCTAGAGGTCTATCTAGATTACCTCTTGGTGCATTTACAAACATGATTCCAGCATTTCGATCAGGAATATCTAGAGGTAGTGGTCGACTGATTATTGCCTCTAAATTTTGCGGCATACTAAAATCCTCTCTAACCACTAAATTAGCATTATCCATATTAACACCTTTATCTAGAATATTGAAATTATTTGCAACATTATAAAATAATTGTTTGCTTTGGAAACAGGAATTAGCTCCGCTACCATAATTTAAACAATCACGAGCATCTATCTGATCAGCAGTTAATTGTGGATAATGCCCTGCTGCATAACTCTGTAATTTAGCATCATCATTGGATAATTTCGTACCATCACTATCTAGCAATTTATCAGCATGAGTTTTAAAATCATGATAATTAATACGTTTTGCAGGCTGAGCAGTAGCATAATAAATATAATTTAGTCGTGAAAGGAGCTCACTAGGATTTAAACCATCAAATGGGGGTTTATCTGCAGAGTAATAATTTTGTTCTGGTGCTTGCCCTTGCCCTTGCCCCGCTTGTTGCCCTTGAACATTATTTTGAAATATGGAATATTTAGTATCTTCTAGAGACTTCTCAGTTGCAAAAAGATTACCTTCCTCTAGTTTGCGAGGATAATAATCTGCTATGGTTGGTGTAGGTATTTGTACAGGAGTATTTTCAAAATTAGCCATTACGGTATTAATTGGTACTTTACCTGTTTGAGGTAAGGTAATTAAGGTTCCATCCACTGTGATTGTTTTGCTAAATAATAAATCGCTAGCAATATTTTTAACTGATTGTTCAATTACTTTCTGTGATAATTGTCCAATAGTTATATCTGGTAATATTGCATTTATTGGTATTAATGCTTTACTAAGTTTATAAGCATAATAAATTTGAATAGGAATGTATAATAAAAGAATTACTAGTGCAATCTTGACATATGACCGGGCACCTAAGAATAAAGATATACCTGTTCCAATTATAATGCAAAATAAAAGGATTTGTAAATGAACCCAATAATCCATAGCTAGAATGGTTCCTGATTATGATTATACTACTATATGTAATAGATAATTATATCTAGCATTTACTAATTGTAACTCACAATAAACATAATAATAACAAAAAAATAATTAAAAAATAATTAAAAAATAGATCTATCTAGATATCACTTGCAGTACTATCTATCTCTACACGTTTCAATCTAGCTAAAGCACCCTGAATATCTGAAAGTGTTGGCACCTTTAATCCTGTAGGATTAGAATTTGCCAGCTTACTTAATATTTTGTCTTTTGGATCAACCTTTTTCAACTTAAATCCACCGGAACTAATTTCATTCAATAAATTTGACCTGCTAGTATTAGCTCCTAATGTTAATAATTAATCAATACCTAGTAGTGACATCTTTTGTTTAACAGCATCTTTAGGAATACCGAGTTTTAGCATTTTAAAATACATTGTATACTCCGGTACTTGACCTACCAAAATCGACATTTTTTCATCTTTTTGAAACTTATTAATTACATCTATTGTGCGAATACTCTTATTATCAGTATCTAAACCGAGAAAATCAACTGGATCTAACACATGCGAATTCATTACACGTGTCGCATACATAAATAAATTCACACCCCATTTATCCTTTTTAACCCATATATTCTTAATCCAGACAATCGATATACCATATGTAGGTACTGGTATTTCCCAGTTAAATAGGATTTTATTTCTTTTGCCATCATCATTTAAAACGCATTTACTAACATTAAGATTAATCGGTACAACTAGTTTTGTAGAAACACGTCCATTCCCTGCTTTAATACAGGAAATAAGGTTATCTTTAGATATACCTAGGCTAGTGCGACGTTTAATGAGTTTGAAAATATATTCTTCTAGCTGGTTAAACCAATTTTTAAATTCTTGAACATCTTTATCGTTATCTTCATTATTAAAACTGAGTTCTAAAAATGGTTTTTCATTAAAATAAACCATACTGTTCGGAATAAACATTAAAGGTGTTTGAATTATGAGTTTCGTCTTATCATCCACTGCATCTTGCCTAGTTGTTTCTTTTTCTTTTATTTCTGTATTTCCATTTGTACTTGAGTTGGGAAAATAGTATATGTTTGTTAAGTGAAATCGATCACCATATTTAAATGTTTTTCCAAGCCTAATATTTTTATTATCAATTTGATTTATATTTCGCACTTCAAAACCAGTTACCGAGGTAGACATAATGATACTGATACTGATACTGATACTGATAATGATACTGATACTGATACTGATACTGATAATGATACAATACTATCATATAATGTTTTAGATACTTTAATTTTATGTATAGGTTAAAAACAAAAAATTGAAAATGCAAATATAAAGATTCATAGTATAAAATACTATCTAGCATATAAAAACAAATTAATCGAATTAAACAAATTATATTTCAAATACTAATTTTGCTCTGCTAGAATGATTTCAATCCAGAAAATTATGCAAAATTTGCTCCAATGTAAAGACACTAATATTACATTACCAAGATTAAATGATGCTGATGACAATCCATTTGTTCAGAAGACTGCCATCGATTTGCGTTGTGCAGAATTAGAAACAGTAGAGGAAGTATTTACACAATTAAATGAAGCAAATTTTACAATGGATAAAGAGCTAGAGATACTAAATGGTAGTATAACATCTACAGGTAATCCATCTAGAAATAACAATGCAAATGCCAATGTTACTATACCTCATGATGCATTAATTGTATATGTAGAAAATGAAACAGCACCTTTACCAGAAATTATAATAGAATTATTAAAGGGATGTGGTACACGAGAATATCCACTTGAAGAATGGTATATATATGGTATTAAAAATCCTGAGTCTTTTTATAAGAGTTTTCTACTTTTAACCCGTATTGATTTCATTATTAAGAACAAGACGGAAAAAAAGAATGATGTCGCAACCTTTAAAAGGGAAATGGCATTACATTATGAAGCCTTTTATAAAGGGTTAGAATATCGGAAATTACGTTTACCACATCACGATATGATTCATAAGTTAACTAGTATGGATAATTATTGCGAATATGATGCATTGAGATTTTTATGTGATTTTTCCAGGGTAAATATAGTATTGCTAGATATCATTGAAAGGAAATACTTAGATATTCATTATACATCACATGCATTGATGACTGGTATAGAGAGTAGCATTACAACAATGCGACAAGGAGAATTTATAGTGATTATTAAATATGCTAACGATACATATTTGCCTTTGATGAATAGTAAAGGCCAACACATTTTTAAGATAAGTATTATTGAATATATTCGAAGAAATTATGAGCGTGTAGTTGTGGAAAAATATAAAGAACCAAGTAAATCACAAGGTTTAGATATAGATACTGGTATTGAGGTTACCACAGAGATTAATTTGTCTGGAGTAGAAGATTCTAGTAATGAATATGAGTCTCTAGAAGAAACTGGAAATATTCTAGACAGCAAAACAGTTAGTGTGTTTTTCAATAATACTATTCCAGTTGATAGCGAGTCTGTCGATATTAATCCAATTATAAGAGCTGGAGAATTTTCAATGGCAATTGAAGATATGATTGAGATAAGTGAAGAACAGGTTCCTAGTGTGATCAAAACAGAACAACAGCATGCAAATATTTCTAATATGTTATCTTCAACACACACACCTAAAATTGAAACACCTTTATCAACCCATGATCCTGCCAATGCCCATGCCCCCGCACATGCTTTCGATGTTTTAATGGCAATGATACCTAGTAAAGCTAAACCTGAAACTTCAGTATCTGATGGTGTAAATGCATCAAAATCAACAAAACAATCAAAATCCTGTTCTAAAATAACTAAGAAATCTACTAATCTAGTTGAAACAGTATCTCCAATAATGGAACCAGCTGATAGTGTTAATACTGATGAAACTATAAATAATTCCAATAAGGATTTTAGTACAGATGAACTAAAACCGATTAAGACATATAATTTATTAGATTTACAAATGTTAGCTAGATTATATAAAGTAGATACACAAAAAGAAGGGAAAATAGGAAAAAAAGTAAATAAAACAAAAGACGAACTATATAATGAAATTAAGGCTGTTCTAGAAAGACAAAAATAAATATTTTGTTAGCAGCAATATCATTATTTTATTTTTATATATGTTTGTTTTCATGTGTTTTTTGCATGTGTTTTTTGCATGTGTTTTTTTCATGTGTTTTTTTCATGTGTTTTTTGCATGTGTTTTTTTCATGTGTTTTTTGCATGTGTTTTTTTCATGTGTTTTTTCATTTATTTTCGTTTTTCCATATGCGAGTTTGCTAGTAACTTAATTAGTAAGTTAAGGATTTTGTGATTTATAAGCGGGCGTGGTAGGCATACAATCTGGATCAGGAAATAATGTTGGAATGCTTTTGCTTAGATTATGTAACAACCATCCAGCACCTTGAATTCCCATAAGTACGTTATAGTTTACTGCAAAAACAAATAGAGTGCTTGAAACTGGGAGGTTATTGAACCAAACATGTAGTAATGGTTCCTGAAGTTCAGAGAAATTCATCAAGCCAGTTGGTTGTTCAATTCTTTCAGGTTCTAATGAAAAAGAATAGACATGTATATATTCATTAACTGGTACATTGGTGTGTACTTTTGCAGGTTCTAGTTGAGTGAAATTACTAGCGGGTGTTTTTTTAAAACGTTCCCTACCATCAAATAATAAACGGACATAACTAATAGGATTATTTTTATTAGCAGGTATCAGCGAATTGCTATAATTAAAATAATTATTGTTAGTTTCAGCATCATTGCGCCTAACAACAAATATCAGTTCACTAATCAAATAATGCATACTTTTCAGACTAAATGTAGTTTCACTAATTCCTGCCTGAATATTAAACTTATAAAACTGCATCTGGGAAATTATATTAAGTTGTTTAGGTAGTTTAATAAATCCCATTCTTTCATTTTCATTTAGAACTACATAATCTATTAATAGTGAACCATATGAAATATTTTGCGCAGCAATACCATCTAAAACACCATCTTCTGTAACAATTAAATCCTTAAAAGATCTAATATCTATAGATAATTCAATTGTAGAATTATAGAGGCTACATAATGGTAAAACTAAAGATGAATTACGAGTGCTTATATTACGACAGAACCAGAATTGGAGTGGAATGTAGACACGACCTCCTTGAAAACTAGTTACTGTAAACTGTGATTCATTATATTGTTGAATCATAGAATAGTAATTTTGCTTACATCCAGATTTAACAGTAAGATCACCATATATATTCATAAATTCACTAGTATGTTGATCTATAAGATTACCATTAATACGTAAATAAACATTTTCTGTAAGAGCATTACCTACACCATTACAATAACCTACAGCACTGCCATTTACATTGGTTAATCCACTAATATCAGGTAAATCTACAGAAATTATAACATTAGTAACTAAATCTCCATATTTACCGTCTTCATCGAACCGGAAACTAGCGGTTTGTCCAAAGTTTATACCGTTTTTAAAATTTAGTTCACGGGTATCTTTTGCAAAGTTAGTATGATTTTTATATGCATGTTTAAAAAAAGACACAGCACCTTCATTGTTATTAATCAGATAATTACTAAGTCCTAATTGCGTTATTGATCCTTCCATATTTTAATATTAATCTTAATATTATCTTAATATTATCTTAATATTATCCTTTATCCTAGAAGTATTACTAGTATTTAGAAATATTAGAAAAATAAAAAGAATGCGTACATTCATGAAACTCTAGAATCTCATTTCAGTGGTGTCAAAGGATTAAATGCCAAAATAAATGCATCGCGCGCATTATCTACAACATGTACTTCTCCATTTGACACATCTGGCACATCTGGCACATCTGGCACATCTGGCACATCTGGCACATCTGGCACATCTGGCACATCTGGCACATCTGGCACAAATGCTATGGATAATAGTGGTTTTGAACTGGCTTTTCTGTTAAATTTTACTTCATTTTCTTCACACATTTTACCTGCACCCATATAAAATGTAACCTTTTGTGCAGGTTGAAATTTACTGGATTTAGATAATTTGCAATGTAATGCACTAGGTGAAACACTAGTTAACATTGAAGATGAAATTGTATTTGACATTGTAAAATAAGGTACTGAATTAAAAATGAAATTTATAATATTCATAGTTCAATATTTTCAATTTTACTAATCATATTTTTAAGTAGTAAATAACAATCAATTTTCTACTTTTTTTTCAAAAAAATCCAAAGTTAAAAAAAAAAAATAAAACATAAAATGCCAATCTAGCATTGTACTGCATTTTTGCTGATTCCAATTACAGAACATGCAATACGTGCACCACTATGTCCAGTAGTTTTAGAATCTTCAAATGTGCCTTTTCCTAGATCATCTTCATCTTCATGAATTATAACAGATCGACCTAATATTTCATCTACTAAAAATTTATCAGTTCTAATAGTCATATCAACAATACCATTATCATCTGTTTTAATATTACCAAGATCACCAGCATGACCACCCTCTAAACCAGCATGTTCTGTTTTCTCTGGATTATAGTGGGCACAACACGATTTACAACCATCTCGGAGATCTCCACTTTCATGAATATGGAATCCATGTTTTGCATTTTTTTTTAAACCTATAATATCAATGCGGATACTGACATAATTTTCTTTTTCAGTGAAAACTATCGTACCTTTAATTTTTCCAGTATCAATAACAGCTACAGCTTCACTAATTGTTGATGAATTATTTCCCATTGAATATTTTATAGTTTTAATGAATATGCTAGAATATGCTAGAATATGCTAAATTATTCTAAATTAATCTGAGAAATACTTTTTATATTATTTTTTACCGACAGCAAAAACTCGTTAAGACATTTTTAACAACTATCACTATCACTATCACTATCACTATCACTATCACTATCACTATCACTATCACTATCACTATCACTATCACTATCACTATCACTATCACTATCACCATAACTGTAAGCAAAAATCCATGTTAAAGCATATCTAGTAAAAACACTTAAATAAATATACAAGTAACAATTAGTAAGGCAAAAAGTAATAAAAAATAAATAAAAATGCAAAATCAATCAACACTAAATCAAACAAATTTAAATATTGCAAGCATTAATAATAATTCACTAACGCTAGATGCATTAAGTAATGTTACTATTAATAATACTTTAAAAGTAACACAAAGTAGTTATCAAACAAATAATGCTAATAAAAATTCCAATGCATCAATTCTTTTAAAGGATATCAATAGTATTAGTCTAGGTAATTTTTATCCTATAAACGTAAGCAGTATAGACTTTGATAAACCATATCTTTATTTCAATAGTAATATAATAATTGATAAATCCAATTTATTATATGAACTAGAAGATTTATTAAATATATATCCTCTAGAAACATCAAATATTGTGGTAAAAGGTGGATATATCAATTTCTGGAATGGTTCTAATGTAAATAGCAATATTGGACAAGATGGTGTAGGATTACGGTATTCTAGTAATAACACAGTACAATTTAAGAACTATGATACAGATTGGATAGATTTATTTGATATTACAAAACATGATCAATTCCGTGAATTAATTGATGTAGATGTATATAGCAATCCACTGCAAAATAATCAATATATAATTTATAATGCCAGTTCAAATCTATTTGTAAATGCTAATCTAGCTATAATAAATGATAAAACTCCTACGCTAGGTGGTAATCTAGCAGTTGGACAAAATAGCATTTTTTTTGGAACAGATCCTACTAAATTTTATTATAGCAATTCCGGATTAATTAATCCCTTAATTGAACTTAAAAATAATACTACTTATAGTGGTGTAGGAAATTATTTACAAATTAATAATGCAGATATTTCGGGATCAACAGATCCTATAATTTCTTGTAAAGGTTCACTTAGCGATATAGGTCTTCGTTTAGATACAAAAGGAGCCGGTGATATTACTTTGAATGCAACTAGCGGTAATGTATATACTAACGCAGATTCATTAATAGTTAGTGGATATATTAAGAATAGCATATATAGAACTAGCAATAAACCAGGCGGATATACACCTAGCACAACATGGAATATACCTTTAACTAATGATACAATTCTATTTGATTTTGGAAGTAATGTATCTAGCGGAACATATTGGGCAAATGTTAGTGTCGGTATAGATGGACAGAAACTCAATCTAATCTTCAATAATAAAAGTAGCAATGTAATTAGCGTCCTTGCTGATTTTGGAACTAGCGGTGTCTTAGTTGGAACTGGTTACACTACAGGATTACTATTTGAAACAACTGGTCAAAGTACATCAATGGTATATCTAGGAGACGGCATCAATGCATGGCAAGTACTTAATACAGGTTCCGGCATATTTTAATTAGTTTTGTCGGAGTGAGGAACTAGTTTAATTGTTTTTTTATGTTTTTATCTATATAATTTATATTTAATGAAAATGAAAATAACAAAATAACAAAATAACAAAATAACACAAACAAAAAATATTGTAAAAATAATACTCTAGAACATTTCCATTTCTACCTTAAATTTATCATATACACCAATAGTTGGCTCTCTATCCCATTTACTATAAGATATAATAATCCGTTTCTCTTCCACTATTAAACCTAATGCATACTCAATCTTTTCTTCACTAAACTTAAATAAATTCGACCATTTATCTAACTTAATATCATAACTATTTTTTCTTTCACTATTTTTTCTTTCATAATTTGTGTTTTCACCCTTTTGTTCTTCTTTTGTATCATCCATTGCATTATCTTTTGCATTATCTTTTGCATTATCTTTTGCATTATCTTTTGCATTATCTTTTGCATCATCTTTTTTATTATTTTTTACTGGAACCTTTTTGAAGACTACAAAAAAATGATAATACATCCGTGGGGTTCCATATTCTACTGCATGACATAAAAACCATACCTCATCCTCAAACTCATATCCATGCGTAGACCCCCTTATATTCCTGAAAAAATCTGGCATACCCTTCTCAGCCTTTATCTCCAAATACATCATATCACCCTTACTTTCATTCATATTAGAAACTATATTACCAATAGTCAACGGAAACCATTGATAAATTACTTTACAATCAGCACCAAAGAATACCCAGTTCTTTTCACATCCCTTATTCCATAGTGTTTCAACTTCCTTATAATCTAAATCATTCACACTACAATCAGCATAATCAAATACACCATAACCAATTGCAATATTACCCGTCCGCTGTGACTGAATAGTACCTACAAAAGGCCACTTACCATCAGAACCTTCTCTAGCATAAGGAAACGGTTTCCAATCTTCAATACCTATATATCGCAAATTATTCTTACTAGGTATAAGTGTAATGGGTTCACCTATTAGATTAAAATTTTCATCTAATTTCCATATACGATTAACTGTCGCGATCTTACCATCATCTACTGGGAAATGATAACTACCATTGTAATTAAGATGATAATTAACCATACGAATATTCATCATATATTGATGTCCCTCATTGGTATTTACTTTAAAAATGCAAGGATTAGATCCAAACATATCATAAACTGTCCCGCATATATTAATTTTATCATGTAATATTACACCACCGGTCTTTGCTAATTCGAACTGCGATATTTTAGGATAACAAAATTTATAATTAGAAAGTAAATTATCCCATCTATAATGCATTTTATTCATCAAACGATGCAGTACTTTATGTAAATTTGGATATCCATTATAATGACCTAGAATACTTAACTCATAATCTAAACCGGTTTCATAAACATCTTCATGAATAAAAAGTGAATCATTCTTAGGGTATGGTATCTGTTTACCTAGCAAGACAAATGCCATTCCTATCTTAGTCTTACCTTTTTCCCTATAATACTTAGCAATTTCATATATAGTTTCCGCACGGACAGGATGCATATTATACCCAATCATCCATGTGCAAATAGCCATTTCCGGTTGATCTGTTTTCATATAAGCATGACCTAGATTCAAATGTGCATAAAAAACTTCTTCATTCCATCCTCCTAATTCAATCCGCTTTTTATAATATGGAATACATTCTTCATGCCGATTAGTATTAAAATATGAATTCGCCAGATAAAAATAATAACGGCCATTATTTGGTTCCTCTTCTATCCCCTGTTTTAACAGACGAATATCACGATCGAATTTATCTGCCTTGGCACCACCATCACCAATATCATTAATCCAAATTGTATCTATCTTATCTGCACGGGATCCTGGTGGTAAATCATAATATTCATGTGTTGGACCCATACATTTAGCATCAATATCTAAGCGGATTAATCGGGTATTATGATAAGAAAGATTACCACCCTTCTGAATAATTAAATATGATTCTGCTGTAAGTGCCTGTTTATTAAAGCCAGGTTCTATTTTAAAAATCATATCGGCATCTAGCAGAAGTGCATAAGTTGCTTTTCCTCTAGCGGCTCTTAATGCAAATGTGCGGTTATATCCGAAATTCTTAAATGGTTCATGAATTACTTCACCTGGAAAACCACGATCATCAAAAAATTTGCGAATTATATCAGGTGTACCATCAGTAGAACCAGTATCACAAATAACATAAGTGTCAATGATAGGAAGTACTGATTCTAGCAGACGGATAATGATACGAGACTCATTCTTAACAATCATGTTAAGGCAGAGTGTTACGCCGGATTTGGTGATTGCTTGATTTGGGTTTTCAGGAATAGGAGTAGTCATTTTAAATGCTTTTACGTGGTGTTTTTCTGTACTTCTATATATGGAGGTGAATTTAGAACTGTGTTTTTAACGCTTTGTATAACATTCAAAAAAAATGTTTATATTATTTAGAATAGATTAAATAGGTTTTGCTAGAATGAATATAGATTTAACAAATTCAAAAATACAATTAATTATAATAGTAGTTACACTGATAATATTTGCAGGTGTATATATTTGGATAAATAGAAATGAAGATATGGATGGATTTGTTAACTATTCAGTCTCTGTGGGTGATAATGTACTGTTACAAGGTGGATTATCTAGCGTAATGGATGGAAATACACCAGTACCAACATCTATTAATAATATGATACAACAAGTTATGAATAATTTAGTTCCACCTTTATCTATTATTGCATATTATGGATCAACTCCACCTGAAGGCTGGCAAATATGTGATGGATCAACACTTTTCTATGCTAATACTAATAATTCAACAATTGTAAGAAAAGGAACAGGATCTAACATGGTTACTATCAACACTCCTGATTTACGAGGCAGGACAATAATTGGTATCAATGATTCTTCATCATTATCAGGGATAAGTATTAGGAATCTTAAAGATGCTGGTGGTGCGGAAACACATACTTTATTAATAAATCAAATACCAAGCCATTCACATGATACAATTATTGGTTTTAAAGGTGATGGTCAAAGTGGTTATTCATATGGTGCTTATACGGCACATAGAAGATCTGCTTCAGAAAAAACAGGTGGCAATGCATCAGGTGGTACCGATCCACATAACAATATGCAGCCTTTTTACACCCTTAATTATATTATTAAACAACCTGTTCAAGGCAAATTTGATACAAATACAATTTCAATTTAAAATATTCAAGAATTTTAGTTTTTTCATTTATAATTATAATATTGGTATACTAGAATAACTAGAATAACTAGAAGACTTAAAAAGTTATTTACATTATTAAAAAAGAAAAAATAACTATGTATCTAAAAATCCTTCACATTACAAATCATCCTGGAACTATTCTAAATGCAAACCAAGTTGCCAATTATATTAATCAAAATCAACAGAAACAGCAACAGCAACAGCAACAGAAACAGCAACAGCAACAGCAACAGCAACAGCAACAGCAACAGCAACAGCAACAGCAAAATATAAATATAGACCATCCGCTAGAGATAGAAATAACTACACAGCCATGGCCACATCATTATTATATTAACAAATCGCAAGCAGATGAAATATTTAAATCTTTCCATAATCTTATTTCCGGTTATGACATGCTACTGTTTACTGATACACCTATGTATGCTAGGCCTTTTTTACAAAATTTAGAAGAACACCAATGTGGTATCATAATATACATCACCAACCGATTTGATTGGGGTATAACAGGATTTGAAGATATCGATTATTATACCCTATATCATAATGCTTCTAGTGAGTCACGTGTTTGGATTATTGCAGATAATCGTTATGATCTATACTACGCGCAATATCGAGCTCAAATTAAATTTACATTTAAAGATTGTGTTCGGTTAACACCTTTCTGTATTGACATTACGGATAACAATAGCACTAGCAATACTGATATCCAGAATAATGTTAGTGATAATGCTAGTGATAATGCTTTAAAATTCTTTATACAAAATCGTGGGACACACATTACTAGTTACAATCATATTCTAAACAGGTTAGGGATTAGTTATGACGTGTTCGATACAAATAATCGTTATCGAGACAAGGCACATATTGCAGAATATCTCGGTGTATTGCATCTACCTTATCAAGTGAATATTCAATCGTTGATGGAGAATTTGGGATATGGTATAATTCATTATGTACCTAGCAAGGCATTTTTTCGCAAATTGATTACAACTACTGGATGGTACTATTGGGAAGAAAGAAGTCGTGATGAAGACCTGCTAGAGAAAAGTATAGAACTAGCAGAATGGTATTCACCTGATCTAGAACATTGTTTTATATATTTTAATAGTTGGGATGAATTATTAATCCTATATAATCAAGCTATTGAAAAAGATAACAAGGAATATCAATTAGAATTGCTAGAGAAACGTAAATGTATTCTAGCAACAATTAGGGATTATAACATTAAAAATATTGAACATTGGCAGAATATATTCCGTGAATTCATATGCATGAGACCTACCATTGTAACCATGTTTTATAATGTTCGAAAGATGGACGGCGACTTATCTGATTACCATCGCCGTGAGGCCGCATTTTATCAATTTGCGTCTGACTTTATCCTTAAATTACGTATACCCCTTTTTATTTGTATGGAACCCGATAATCATGAACTAGAGGAATTATTTACAAATGTAAGAGAATCACTAGGTATTGATCACTTGGTATATATTCATCGTGAACGGTTTGAAGATACCTTTTTTTACAAGTACATATCTAGAATAGAAGAATTGCAAAAAACATATAAAATATATAATGGTAATCCTCGTCACGAGACACCTCGATACATTACTCTCAATAATAATAAGTTTCACTTTCTAGAGAGGGCAATTAATTTAAATAAATTTGGTAGTGGAAGATATATTTGGATGGATATGGGTATTTCTCATGTAGCACAAAAACCTTTCCAGATCCTAAAATGGCAATATAAGATACCAGAAAAAATAAAGCAGTTATGCATTAATCCATATCTAGAACCTGATCCACCGCGTGATATATTTCATAATATATTTCACCATACAGCTGGTGGTCTTATAACTGGATCATCTGAAAATATTTTAAAGTATGTTGAATTATATAAGGTACGCTTGGAAAGCATTCTAGCAGAGGATTGGTATCAGATTGATGAGGCAATTATGACATTAGTACAAAGAGAAAATAGGGAATTATTTACCTTTTATTATGGTGATTATGAAGGTATTATAGCAAATTATCATTGGCCTGATTTATCGATGAATTTAATAATGGATGGTGTAAAGAAAACTCTTAGATATAATCGGCTAGATGAAACTTTTGCAATAATGGTATATTTGCGACCATATTTTCAAATGGAATGGAATCAGTATTCAGGTCATTTTTTACAGTATATTCAATATAATATTTATTGCGACTGGTATGGTACTAGTAGAACTACATATACAGATACAGATGCAAATAATAATGATATTTCTAGAGAAGAAATTAAAGGTATGTTGCTAGATGATATAGTAGAATTGATTAATAAGAAATTGAGTGCAGGTGATAGTAATATTAAACAATTGCTTGAAAATCATAAGAATGAATTATCTAGATATAGTAATCTAGATAAACTATTATTACCAATGCCAATATGAATGCCAATATGAATGCCAATATGAATGCCAATATGAATGCCATAATGTTATTTTTTTGCGTTTCATCTTTTTTTTGTTTTTATTCATATTTTTTAAGATTTAAGATTTAAAAATAATCATAAAGAAATCAAAGAAATCATAAAGCAATCATAAAGCAAATATAAAGGAAATATGAGTGCTGCATCAATATCAGATACTAGGATAAAGAGGGTTGGTACCCGAGAAGACGTATACAAAGGTCTTGCTACTCGTACAGCTGGTGGATTAAAACGTGATGATATCATTCCAAAACAATTTGGTACAAAAACACTATATATAAGCAAAAAGCTTAGTGATAGAATGAGGGAAAATTTTAATGTTATCCGTTCGAATAATCCTAATTATTTTAAAAGGCAAGCAAAAAAAACTATGGTTGCAAGTCAATCACAATCTATACAAGAAAACCAAGCAATCCAATCTAGCCAATTTAGCCAGTCTAGCAAACCTAATGAAAAAGTGGATGGTATAGAAAAAAGAAAGATGATAAAACCACATGGTAAAACACAAAAGTTATCTTTTAAAATACATGATAATACTGTTAAAAATGTATATTATAAGGAATTGAAAGGAATGGATATACAAGAGTTAAAAGAAGAATTAAAAAGAGAAGAATCTGAAGAAGATCTAGGGCTAAATACTGAAGAAAATAAGTCTAGAGAACCTCGACGGGAATTTAGTATTGAAGAAATGCCAGATATATCCCTAGCAGATCTATCATAATACTAAATCAGTAGTATCTTAATTTATTAGTTTTCTAGTTTGCTAGTTTGCTTGTGTTACTAAATCTATATCTACACACAGATTCAGAATATATCTAGAAAAAGTAACTGGCCACAATAATCCATAAATACTATTTGTAATAAAGTCTTCGGTTGAATTTAATGTATAATCCATCGTATTTTGATCTGATGGTATATCATTTAATCTATTATTATATTTATCTAGTTCAATAACACAATTTGCTAGAATGCCAGTTTTATAGATATTTTTATAAATAACATATTTTATGAATAAATCACGAATCTTATGCATTGTTATAGTTATAGTTATTGTTATAGTTATTAGAGTTATATATCAAGAGTATGTATTATGCAAGTAAATTATTTTTATATGTTAGTTTTGTTTGTTAGTTTTGTTAGTTTTGTTTGTTAGTTTTGTCTTGTATTATGTTGTTTGTTGTGTTGTTTGTTGTGTTGTTTGTTGTATTATTTAAATAGTTCATCAATTTTCTCTATAATTTTACAGTAAGATCTATCAATTATATATTTAGCATTTTTTGCATCTTCTGCAGTGATAATCTTTTTCTTATTTTTACTACTGGCACGCCTTGTTGCTAAATCAACGTTATCATTTTCAAATCTTTTTAGATTATAATATATATTGGTAATATCATTATCCATAGTATGAAAATAATCTGTGTTTATTATTTTTTTATTCATTGCTTGTTCTTGTCGCATGAAATTATATTGGGTATGATGTGTTAGATTAAATTCACGTATTTTAGCATTTTTATTATTAACAGAATTAATTATTTTTGTAGGAGTACCGACTGAAAAGATATCAAAGTATTCGATTAAATCCCAGTATTTATCTATAAAAATGGGATTATTTAATAAATCTGCATCTTTAATTGACATATAACATTTAATTAAATTCTTATATGCTTCTAGAAAAGTATCTTTATTTTTAGCACATTTAGTTTTTTCTTGTATGTTATGTAGAACTGGTATTATATTATTATAAAGATTCATGAAATAAAGATTTGAATCACCTGAACAGAAATAACTAATTATATTCAAATCAGTTTTATGAGTTAAAAAATAATTAATCTTATCTAATGGGGTTTCTCCAATGTTATTAATATTACTGATTAATAATTGCATGTTTTCATCTTCTTCCTTAAATTTATTTTTTTGTTTGCCATTTTGTTTGTCATTTTGTTTGCCATTTTGTTTGTCATTTTGTTTGTCATTTTGTTTGTCATTTTGTTTGTCATTTTGTTTGCCATTAGTATCTTTTTTTCTATTTTCATCTTCGTCACTAGAACTATTTAATTCACCCCTTTGTTTATTATATTCACCATATAGTAAATGTATTACTTGTCGATAATCACCTAGAGCTTTTTTAATTATATTTTCTTTAATACTAGAATCTATATGAAAACCTTCAGCCTTTGTAATCTTATTAATTAATTTAGTCACATCACCATCGCTAGGTTTTTGAATATGAATTAATATACCATGACGCAGTAATATTTGCATTTTCTTTTCTTTAATACTATTTGTGGTACATATAACTGGACATACCCATTTAATTTCTTTTGTTTTCTTATCTTGTGTCATTACTGTATCAATTAATTCTTGAATTCCAGATGATTCCGGTGAACCATTTAAACCATCAATCTCATCCATAATAATTGCCGTTTTTTTGAACTTATTCTTTTCATCTATGACAACACTAATTTCGGATATACCACCAATTGTTTCACGAATTTGTTTTTTTGTACGCGTATCACTAGCATTACATTCTATAATTTCATAACCATACTTTTTAAATATTAAATGTGCTAGAGTAGTTTTACCAACACCTGCAGTTCCATATAATATTAAAAACGGTTTAACATCTATATTAGCTCCAGAATTCAGTTTTAATTCATCTAGCCATTCCTTAATTCTATCTAGCTGATTCTTATTTATATAATATTCAAGAAGAGTTTTCGGCCTATATTTTTCAGTCCACATCAAATCATTATTATCCATTTTATTGTAATGTGTAATGTAATATCTATTGTAATATGTACTGTAATATTATTGCAATATGTGTTATAATTGATATTATAGATTGTTATTTCTAAAAGTATTTTTTTTATATCAGCAAACACAAATAAAATACCTTCTAGAATAAAAAATATATAAATGTAAAATGTAAAATGTAAAATGTAAAAACAAAATTAATGATGACCGCCATGACCACCACTACCCATCATACCACCGCCGTGACCTCCGCCACTCATCATACTACTCATTGAACTGCTAGGATGAATTACGCCATGTGTAATATCTCCACTGCTAGGTTGGCGGTGATGATGGTCGTGGTATCTTCCTCTAGGATATCCGCCATATGATCCTCCACTATACGATCCACCCCACCACCAATAGGGATCATAGAAATAATATGGATTATAATAATATTCTTCTGCTAACGCGTAACCAGGTGCTAGAGCCTCTAATGGTTGCATCATTAAAGGTGCAGTCTCATCAACAGATGCAGATAAAGTAGTGCTAGGAGTTATATTAGATACAGTATTAGAAACTGTATTAGGTGAAGGGATTGGATTATTATTAGATGTTTGTTGAGGTTGATATATCAAGTAATATACTAGTATAATTACTATAATAACTAGTAATAGGGCAATTATAGTTTCCATATTTAAATAAAATATTAATGCTTATCCCGCTTAATCTAATACAAGAAAAAATACCGCTAGATATAGGAATCCAAAATGTTAAAAATTATACCTAGCATAACTTCCGGAATTCCCAACTCTTGAAACTTATTCATAATTTTATCTACTTCTTCCTTACGTTCTTCTTGTGTACGCATATTAGCCTGTTGTTTTGCTAACTTAGCCTCTCTAGCAATTCTCTTTGCAGATTTTCCAGCATTTCTAGAATTACTTGTGTTGATATAATTAGTTAAACTAGAAGTAGATTGATTATCAGATGTTGCGCTCATTTTTAGCTTGTTTTGGTATTACTGGTATTGGTGTACTAGTACTGATACTAGATTAGGTTAATAAGAAAAAGATAAAACAAAAACGAGATAGTTTTTTGATTGGATTATTAGTCTGTTCGACGTGTGAAATCTACTAGATTACTATGATAATCCCAGTCAGGTATCGCACATATTTTAATATGAGGATATCGTTCTGCTATTTTTCTAATTTCGTAGTGTCTTTCTAGAATTGTAATTTGTTTTAATGTTTTTGGAAATTTGTAATCTATAATTGATATAGTATCATTATAATCTATATCTAGATGTTCAATGTTACTATCAGTAATAAATGATAAAGATCCATCAAACTGACTTCCAATTTGAACATATGTTACACTAGCAGGCAACTTCAATATATCATATTGATATCCATCACTTATTATTAATCTTTTTAGATTTGGCGGGAACATTTTTAAAGCGTTACTCAAGCCAGAGAAAACATATAATTCTTCTAGATTAACCAATCGAGATAATATCTCATCGGTGTTAATTATATCTATGCTAGGTAAATCTAATATTCGCAATGAAACAGGTAAATTTAAAAGATTTAACTGCTCTTGTGCTTTTTCTAAATCCATATCTCTATATATTATTGTAAATCTCTGTATATCTAGTATTTCCAAAGTAGGTGGATAAGTTATAATTTCATCACTAATAAATGTTACTTCTGAAAAATTTAACTGTTTAAGTCCAATCGGTAAATTTGCGGATGTTTGCTTAGTACAATCACACAAATTTAATATTTTAACGGTTTCTGATATATTGTCTAATGGAAAATTGTATTCTATTTTTAATTCTAATTTATAAAGATTATTAGGCATATTTACCAATGGATGTAAAAGTTTTCCTCTAATATACATAATCCTTATGCTATTTGGTAAATTGTTTAATGGAAAATTATAATCACATTTTATTTCCAATAGTATAATATTATCAGGAAAAAGTGGTAGTGGATATTGTCTACGCCATTCTTTAATTATAATGTATTTGTAATTTACCAAGCTATCAAAATCTTGAAAATATTGATCAATCACTACTTTAGATTTAGCTAATTCTAATTCTAATTGTGAATCGCTATCTAGAGATAGGGTTTCTAGAGATAGTGTTTCTAGAGATAGTGTTTCTATAGACTTGCTCATTCTATTCAAACAGATATGCAGATATCAGTTATCGATTGTTTTATTATCGATTTTTTATTAATACTTGAATTATATTTAATAAAATTATATCAATTTTTTATATTTCTAGACTATTTTGTATGATAAATATAAAATATGTAAATAACATAATAAGTTATTAACATCATATATGTTGTGTTATAAAAACATTAGAAAAAGCTAGCAATATAATAGAAAGCATCTAGCATATCTTTTTTAATAGGTATTAAAAAAGTAATAAAAAAAGTAATAAAAAAAGTAATAAAAAAAGTAATAAATAAATTAATATAAGGTATAGAAATGGGTGCAGGATCATTAGTAGAACTTATTGCTAGAGGTAACCAGGATGTATATTTAATAGGTAATCCGCAATTTTCATATTTTAAATCAGTTTATCGTCGACATACTAATTTTGCGATTGAACCTATACGTCAAATATTTAGTGAATCTCCCAATTTTGGAAAACGTGTTGTTTGTACTATAGAAAAAAAGGGTGATTTATTGAGTGATATAATGCTAGAAGTCGAATTACCTGCTCTACAAGAAGATGTTAGTTGGACTAACGGTATAGGATATTTTATGATAGATTTTGTAGAGCTCCAATTAGGTGGTGAGCCTATAGATCGTATTTCTGGAGATCTTATGGATGCATGGATGGAACTGACTACACAACTAGGTACTAAGAATATATTATACAATATGATAGGTAAAAGAATAACATTTAATAAAAACTCACAAACTGGTGCATTAAAATTATTAGTACCATTACCATTTTGGTTTTGTAGAGGTATTGAACGAGCGTTACCTTTGATATCAATGCAATATATTGATGTGCGAATTGTAGTACAATTTAAAACGTTTGATCAATGTTGGTTTAAATTAACGTCTGTAGTACCTTCTAATAGTGCAACAAGTATAGAAAAGGCGAATTTAATATGTAATTTTGTTTATCTAGATGTTTTTGAAAGGCAAAAAATGGCTACAAATCAGATGTTTGAATATTTAATAGAACAATTCCAGATTTCACCGCTAGACAGTATAATTTCTTCAACATTGAATCATGTATCTAGAATAAACTTTAATCATCCTGTAAAAGAGTTAATATGGATGTATCGTACTGCTGAAGCTACTGCAGCTAATGACTATTTTAATTATGCTAATATACTGAATTACAATACACCAGACCAGCAATTAAATTCGCCATTTAATTCTATGCAATTACGATTTAATGGTAATGATCGTTTTGAGATGTTACCTGCTGGGTTCTTCTATTTATATGAACCATATAGGGTACATTCTTGTGGTACTGGACAATATATACATGTCTATAGTTTTGCTCTTAATCCTGAAGGAGTTCAGCCTTCTGGATCTTGTAATTTTAGCAAATTAGATAATGTTACAATGAACTTTGCTTGCAATGCCAATTTACAAGATGGTATGATATATATATTTGGAACTAATTATAATATATTACGTATACAATCAGGTATGGCAGGATTGATGTTTAGTAGCTAGAGTAATTTACAAATTCATATCCACAAAATAATAAAAAATAAAGAAAAATAAAGAAAAATAAAGAAAAATAAAGAAAAATAAATAAATCCTAAAAATATTTAATTCAACATAACAGAATATTTTGGTATTTTAACATCAACCCGCTCTAAGTCATTAAGAATTGGCAATTGATGTTCATATACATCGCTATGTAATGTTAATTCTTTTATGTTAGGAAAACATCCTACAATAGGTTGATTAAATACTGGCGATTTTATCCAAACACAATTAACTGATGATGGAAATGCATCTAGAGGACAATTAAATATATCACTCTCAATTATAATTGTTTTCGTATTAGGTGGTAAATTGCCTAATATTTGATTAAATCCTTTTAGAAAAATACTTACCGATTCAACTGATACTTGTAAAGTGTTGAACACAGAAGTGTATATTGGTGCTAATTCAGGATTTATTCTATTTTCCCCATTAACAGTATCAAAAGGTTCACCAAATATTATCTTTTGTAAAGATGTCATCTTAGAGAATAAATGAATTGGAAAATCTTCATTTTCAATAGCAAATATATGAAGGTGTGTAATTTGCGTCAAAGCGTTGATTTTATCCATTAATAGTATATCTTTAATTCTATAGAATGAAAATCTCTTAGTTTCTTGTAAGAATTCTACAATTAGTTGATCATGCTCAATATCTAGAACCTCTGCACTAGATAGATATGAATGATCAAATTCAATATAGTGAGCATTCTCATCATCTTTGCATAAGCTGGTGTCATAATAATATTTAAGCCGTCGAGGTACAAATCTTCTAGGGTTTGCATATGCATTAGCAAACGCACCTGTATTGAAACGGCTTCTGTATGTCATTTTACTTGGTGTATCAAATCAAAAGCTTTGTTTGATTATTGTAATAAAAATGTAATTCAAATGTAATTCAAATCTATACAAATCAATACAAATCAATTTTTTCAATAGAAAAGATAAAAAAGATAGAAAAGATAAAAAAGATAGAAAAGATAAAAAAGACAATAAAAAGATATGAGATACAATAATAAAATATACTTCTAGATTTCATCAATGATATTGATGCTAGTTAGCATAGTTTTGCGGCAACATAGACGATGTAAACCAAGTTCATCAATAATTTCACCTGCAATAGTTTTCTTAACATCTTGAATATTAATATTAATGATTAGGGGATCAGTATCGGAATTAAGAGCTAGTTTCTTGCGTAAAAGCTCACGTTCGTAGTATTCATATTTATCTGCAAGTAATTTGCCACAAGTCATACAACGAACAGGAATAATCATTCTAGTAGATATCAATGTTACTATTAGTATTTGGGCTTTTTAATCTATATTTTAAATTTATTTTTAAACTATTTTATATTTAATTTTAAATTCATACAAAAGATAAATCAATTTTTTCTTAAGCTCCTTTTCCATATGGTAATGGTTCATATGATTCAGGAAGTTTTGAATAATATATATTATATTCACTTGGTGATACTTTATTAACTATATCAATAACATAAGAATTCAGTTTTGTATTTAAATCTTTAAAATCTTTTTGTAGTTCTTCTAGAGAGTAATTAGTTATTTCATCTAATCCTAGAAAGACAAATATATTAATTGTATCATCATATTCACGTTCTGCTAGAAGCAATTCATTGTATGATTGTAATGGATATATCTTTTCATTAACTGTATTATATGCATTAAAAAAGATTTTTGACATTTTAAATTTCAATTTGCGCGCTAGGAAATCTTTCTGAATAAGATCATCTGTTTTAATCCCTAGAGTAAATTTTATTATTTTCTCCTGAAATAATTTATAATCTAGCAATACTGGTACAGCAGCAATCATAGTATCTATCGTTATATCATTCGCACCTACTCGTAATTTTAATCTTTTATCAATATTGTAATCTTCTGGTTTTAAAACAACCTTTCCGGATTGATTAATTGAATTACTTGCCGCAGGCATACCACGCAAAAATGAAGGTAAAAATGTCATATCAGAATTAGTATCATCACCACAATATGCCTGGTTATCATTAGTACATGGATTTGCAGTGAATGCCTCTGTAATGGTATTATTTGCCCAGTTGAAAAATTCACGTGGATTAGTGAATCGGGCTTTGTAAAAACGATATGCTAGATAGATTATTATTATCAACGCGATAAATTCGGGTTGTTTACGAATAATAAATACTAGAAAGAGGATTATAAGTGTAATAAAAAGAAGATTTTCATCTAGAGGCATTTGTCTTATCTTATTGGCTCAACTACTAAATATGCATATTGTTTTTTTGTTTTTCTAATTTTCTAATTATCTAATTATCTTTTATTCTAGTAATAACAGAAATAACAGATAAGATAAATATATAAGAGATAACAGATAAATATATAAGAGATAACAGATAACAAGATAATAGATTACATAATGGAATATCGAAATTATACTATTGATGATAATTTACACCCTGCTGCAAAGCGTAAGCTAGAGGTAATTCATAAAACTTATAAGGCACAACGTGCAAATATAGACTGGGCATTTAATCATTATTTGATAGAAAAATATTGCAAATTTGAAAATCGTTCTAGCTTCTGGTCTTTATTTTCCCGACTAGATAAGATAACTGATTTAAGTGATCCTGATACATCGCTTCCTAATAGTATCCATGCTTTGCAAACAGCAGAAGCCATTAGATATGATACTACTCGACAATGGCCAGAATGGATGCCTCTAGTAGGTCTAATACATGATATGGGAAAAATTCTACATATGGAAGGTAATGATGAAGATGGCACTAGCATTAAGACTCAATGGGCTATAGTAGGGGATACCTTTATAACTGGATGCGCGTTACCAGATAGTTTAGTTTTATCAGAGTATAATAGTATCAATAATGATCATAATAATTGTGTCATGAAATATAAACCGGGATGTGGATTGGATAATGTTAGTGTATCATTTGGTCATGATGAGTATATGTATCGATTGCTAGTTGCAAATGGACATAAGATGCCACGCGAAGCTGAATATATAGTGAGATATCATTCATTATATGCATGGCATTCTAGCGATGCTTATAATTTTCTAGAGAATAGTGAAGATCGGAAAATGAAAAAAATAGTACAAGACTTCAATAAATTTGATTTATATACAAAAAATGATGCATTACCATTGGCTTGGAATCATGAATTAAAGGAATATTACTCAGAATTAGTAAAAAAATATATTTCATCTAGCATGATTATTAAATGGTGATATTTTGCTAGATTGCTAGATTGCTAGATGTTAAGATTAGCTCGTATATCTTTAAACATGGTCTCTAGCAGTTGGTTAGTTTCAGGAGATATGCTAGATGTATAAATATACCTAGAAATATAAGTACGAATGGCTTCTTCATTTTTATCTAACAATTGATTTATATCTGATTGGAATTCTCGTAATTGCTTACTCTCTATACTCTCTTCTTTAGTATTTTTACTACTTCTAGATTTGTTTTCTTGCTTTGCTTGCTTTGCTTGATTTGTTTGCTTTAATTGAATTGATTGAATTACTGGAATAAATATTTTAGTCTTTTGAAAGTCTATTTTTTCATTATTTTGCATTTCTTATGTTAATTTACATATAATATCAATATGTTATATATGATATGTTATATATGATATGTTATATATGATATGTTATATATGATATGTTATATATGATATGTTATATATGATATGTTATATATGATATGTTATATATGATATGTTATTATGAATGAGTTATTATGTTGATTGTTTTGCAATAGTATCGATTACTTTTTTAACATCTAATTTAACTGTTACGTCCTTTTTACCAATAAATACCGGATGTTCTAAATCAAATGTATAGACATTATTTGCATTATCAACTAGAACTTTTTCACCTTCTAAGATATCTTCCCATAGAGTTATATATTCATTATCATATTGACGTGGATCAAAGGGCAACTTTGTTTTCCGACCTCTTTTACTTTTTTTTTGCGGATCATCATCAATTGGTACTTCTACAGAAATACTATTATCTTCTTCTTTTTCTCCATCAGTATGTTCATCACAATCTATATTATTTTCCATCAAACTTGCTTTATGATCATACATTCTAGATTCACAATTAGCCTTAGCCTTATCTTTAGCTTTAGTACTTGTAACATTTTTTTTATTACTTTTATGATTATCAATTATATAATTTCCATCACCATCACCATTACTATTATCACTAGCACTAGCACTAGCACTAGCACATTTAGATTTGATGTTTTGCTTTTGAGGTAATGGGACATCAATACGACCGTTTGGTAATTTTTGCACATGACTTTTACAGAATTCACTAGTTGGATGACGTTTTCTAGAGCATTGGTTGTTATCTACCTTACGTGCCATACACAATGCATCATCAGCGACAATTGCATCTAGTTGTTTTTTACACCTTTTCCTTAAATTATTATTATATTCCTTAATGATTCCAGGAACCATGTTTACGATAACATCTTTAATGATTACATCTGGAATAGTATAATTCTTCTGTTTTGCTAGTTCCTTATATAAGGCATCTAATGACTTATATGCTACAAAGAACATTGATAATTGCTGTTTGTTATCAAAATTAATCAACTTTTTATCTAGAATATTATCAATTGTAAAATCATTCATATGTTTATCTGGATATTGATCTAGCTGCTTATCAGATTTTTCCACATCTTCTTTTTCAACATTATCAGGTGCTTGCGAATCTTTCAATTCCATTATTATAGGCTCTTGAACTTGATTAACAACAACACACTTCTTTTTAATAATTTTACTCATTTGAATTGCAACTCAACTAGATTTGGTATCTTATAGAAGAAAGAACAATTTTAAATCAATTTTTTTATATTAGTAAAATAGTAAAAATGAAAAAAAGGAACTTAAAGGAATCTATATCACACAAATGGTGATGCTTAGTATTGTATTTGTTCATTGAGTTGCACATTCGATTGGATGACCTCCAGCGCCCATATTTGGAAAATCATTTTCATCAATATTATGCATATTATGTGTTTGATCATCTGAGCTAGGGTGTCTAGAATGATGTCTGTTATTCTGGTTATCATTGAAAATGGACATCGTGTGTGTTGTAATTTCATGATCAGGTGTTTTTTCTAGCTGCAAGTCCCATATTTGTTTCTTTGGCATAGGTAAAATCTTTACTAAATATTTAGAACGATCTTTATCTAAACTTTGTGGGAATGTAATTTCAAAATGAATTATTAAATCACCCTTTACTAAATTATTTTCTAAATTAGGCATACCTTCTCCTTTAATTATCATTTTCTGATTAGGATGAATTATTTCGTCATTGCTTACTTTAATAATCCGATCATCTAAATGTTTAAAATACATATCAAAATTAGTTAGAGATTCTAGTAGAGTAATAGTTTTCTTCATTATTAAAAAATCACCCTCCCTAACAAAACCTGCTTCCTCATTCTTACTATTAACAAAAACTACTAAATCACCAACTTCCGAAAAATCAGGATGCCAGTCTGATTCATTCTTAAAAGTAATCATAGTGCCTGGTAGTGAACCCGGACGGACATAACAATCTAAATGCCGTTTAGTACCCACACTCTTTTTACCATGGCAATTTCCACATTCACTCCCTGGTTTTATCATTTTTCCTTTACCACTACAAGCACCACATGGTTGAACTACTTGCTGAATCATTGGTCCCATCTGTGTCATTTTAACAACACGACCTTGACCATTACAAATATTGCATGAACTAATACAATCAGCACTCTTTGCACCTAGTCCATGACATTGATCACAACAAATTACTTTAATAAAATCTATAGGAACTTGTTTACCTAAATACACATTTGCTAGTGAAATGTTAATAGTTAACTTCTTATCAGGACTAAATAAATCAAATGGATTGAAACCTGCACCACCAGGTGGTTCTGCATCACCATCAATAACACCAAATTGATCAAATCTCTTACGTCTTTCCGGATCAGAAAGAATTTTAGCGGCACGATTTAATTCTTGGAATTGACGGTTAGCTTCTTCAGTATTTTCTGGATTGCGATCCGGATGTAGTTTTACAGCTTTTTTACGAAATGCTTTTTTAATTTCTTCTTCTGTAGCAGTGCGAGACACACCTACTATTTCATAAAGATCAGGTTTAGCGTTTGACGATGCCATTTATATGAAAGATTGAAAATATGTTATAACCTTATAATGCTATAAATTAAATTGTTTTAAGTTATTAAGAAAAAACGGAAAACGAAAAACTAAAAACTAGAAAATAGAAAATCGAAAATTACATTAGTATAAACCAAAAATGTTACGAAGCTACAACTCTAGCACACCATTTTATTTTTATTTTTCTTTTAGAAATAGTAATATCCAACCACGAGATGCTAGAATACTTACTAAAATAGAAACTGATATTAATAACATGACAACTAAAGTTCGTGCAATAGGTATTACACATGTCGATATAAATGATTTAGTTTTTAAATATCCTGGCAAACAAAATTTAATAGTGAAAAGCATTCTGAATCAATATGATATAGAGTGCATTGAATATTCTAAATGGTGTGGTCTTCGAAAAATCACACACATTAAACCAGATAAACTAATTTATAGAATCATTAATAATTCCGATAGAATTCAACTTGTAAACTCTAAACCTATTAATCACATTGTAAGTAATGCAATAGATATACAACATGAGTCTCCTAAATCTAATGAAAATACTCTAGATGAACGTGAGTCACGACGTTTGCAATTAAATGAAAATCGAGGTGATTATAGGCGATCACGTAATTTGGATTGATCACTCTAGCAGACACTAAGTTTTTGTTCTATATTGGTAATTTCCATTTCTAAAAAATTAATTATTGAATTTGCTATGCATTTTAATTTTATTTTATCATTGGGTGATTCTTTAGTCATATAACTAATTAGTAAATTGAGACATATATTAAATACTGATACACCATTTCTAACCATGTTGACTAAATGTGATTTGCAAATAGTCCATAATTCAACATTACTATTATTGGAATTTAAAAGCCGAACTATAAAATCATCTAGCAGTTGATGAGTATTGCTAGAATAATTTTTTAATTTTTCTAGATTTTCTTTATCATTAATCTTATCATTACTAGCTTCAATATCTTTATTAATACCATTCACACTATCTGCACCATCCACAATATTCTTATCACGATTAACATCAACATTAACAAATTGTTTAATAAGTTCAGATGTGATAGTGTTCCAGTTTAATTCTCCAATTTGACTGGCTACTTTCATAACTAGTAATAATAATGTTGATTTGTTGATATTGGCATTTGCTTTAGATAGTATGGTGTTTAATTTATTACTAATATGATTTGTTTTAGAGATAGATTGATTTGGATTAGCTAGATTATATATATGCATGTATAGAATAAATAGATGAATATTTAAAAGTATTTCTAGAATGACTATATGATTAATCATAAATAGAAGAATGTTGGAAATTGTTTTATCTTCTGGTATTGGATAATCATGAGCAGGATGATCTTCTGGAAGTAATTTACATATATCAATACCAAGCTGATACAATGTATATTTAAGATGTGGATCTATATATGGATTTAGAAATATTAAAGATAAATATGAAATATGTGACAAATCAAATATATTATATTTTATAATACTCTTAAGTAAATCTATAAATATCTTATTTGCATATGAATCTTCTAGAACAGTAACAGTTGTTAACTCTCTTAATTTAATAATTTTTTTACTATTTAAAATTATACACCAATCTACATAACCAAATAAAAAACTATTGTTTCTAACTACATTAGACATTACAAAACAATGCTATATAGATAAAAATTATATAACTATTGTTACTCTAGAAATAAAGAATACAACCAATACTTATAAGAATAATCTAGTATATCTAGTATATCTAGTATATCTAGTATATCTAGTATATCTAGTATATCTAGTATATCTAGTATATCTAGTATATCTAGTATATCTAGTATATGATGAATAAGTAAAATAAAATTAAATAAATTTGTGTTTTCAAATTAAAATAATTATAAGTAAAAGTAAGGAAATGGATTTATTTAAAGAAGTAATAACACCACGAGGTCATATATTATATTGGGTGCCAAAACATGCAACAAATTCGGATCGTGTTTTAGGAATGGATTTAGATTGGACTTTAATAAGACCAATAAAAGGTAAAATACATCCTCTAGACATAAATGATTGGCAATTTCTCTATCAAGATAAAGATAAAAATAGTGCAATAAAAGAAAAACTAACTGAAGGTTATAAATTTGTTATATTTACAAATCAAGGTGGTTTGCTATCTAAGAAATTTGGTAAGCTCGGTGTTGAAGATTTTAAGAAACGATTTATGCATATTCTAGAACGACTAAAAAAACAATATGATATAGAACCATCAGCATTGCTAGTATCTCTATATGATGATTTTAATAGAAAGCCTAGCACTGGTATGTGGGAATTTATGGAAAACCATTTGAATGGTGGAATTAATGTTAATCGTACTGCTAGTTTATATGTTGGTGATATGGCAGGTCGTAAAGGTGATCATTCCGCTAGTGATTTAATGTTTGCAATGAATCTAGCAGTTCCTTTTCAAGTACCAGAAGTATTTTATAAGGATCCGGCAAGCAATTCTAGTAATAAAACCACAAGTCTTATAAAAAACATTCTAGCAGATGATTCTATTTTTAATCCTTCTGCAGAAAAGAGTTATAAAAGGATAAGTAAAGTCAATAGAGTGACTACAGATGAAATAATTGCTAATCTAGAAGATGGTCATAAACAAACACTAATTATATTTATTGGGTCACCCGCATCAGGAAAAAGTAATTGGTATTCTAGAAATCTTAAAAAAATAGATAGTGCTGCTAGATTAAAGTATCTAGGAATTGATACTTTTAAAGGTACACTTATCAAATTTCATAAGGAAATAGAATCACATCTTAAAAACGGTGATAATGTAGCAATTGATAATACAAATGGTACTTTAAAAACTCGTGATAAAATAAGTGCAATTGCAAAAGGTGTTAATTCTAATATACAAGTATTTGCTGTACATTTCTCAACAGACAAGAAGATATGCCTACATCAAAATGCATTGCGAACCAAAATGATAAATGCTTGTGAGTTAAATAGTATTACTAATTGTGGTTCTAATGTACCAGCTGTTGCAATTTATGCATATTGGAAACATTTTGAACCAGTAGACTTAAATAAAGAATGCAATATCGATCTATTATATACAATAGATTTTGAACCAGTCTTTCTAGATAATGGTTTAGATATAGATATACGTGAATCTGCGGGTGATGATATAAGTGATAGTGGTAGATTGTTATTAACTGAAAAAGATTTTAAGATGTTGCTCTAGAAACATATTTTTCTATTATAATAGTAGTAATTCAAAATAAAGTAATTAAAATGCCTTGTGAAAAGCACGGTCAAACGTGTAATGGTAAAGAATGTGCGAATACTAATGTAGATAATGGTTTAATGACACGGTTATGGGGTCCTAGCGGATGGTTATTTTTACACTGTATAACATTTGGCTATCCATATAAGATTGATCCAACAAATCCAGAACATATAGAAAAGCAAAATGATTACTACCGATTTTTTTATTACCTAGGTAAAGTACTACCTTGCAAATATTGCCGTAATTCATATGATGATTTTTTTGCAGAGAACAGTCCCATGCGTCATCTAAGTACTAGGGAGGAATTATCTAAATGGTTATATGATGTACATAATTTGGTGAATGATAAATTAGGTGTGCCTGCATGTGAACGTCCTAGTTTTGATGAAATTAAATATAGATATGAAAGTTTTCGTGCTGCTTGCAAACCTTTAAGTGAAAAAGAAAAACATGACAAAGTCGGTAAAGGATGCATTGCACCTGCCACTGGTAAACCAAAGCGTTGCGTAATTAAAGTCGTAGAATATGATCAAACCACACCAAAACCCACTGCTTTGCAAGAATTTCCTAAATCTGATGATTATATAGTTATTAGTAAAAAGATGGCCACATGCATAGTTATAGTGTCTATTATAATTTTAGCAGTTGTAGCTTATTTATTATTAGCTAGACGTAAAAAATAAAACACTTAGTAAATTAAGTGCACTAATTCAAGCGCGGTGATTGATTTATTGCCCCGGTTCCTTCTTGGTGGAAGGCTTGTTGTTCTTCTTGGCCTTCTTCTTGGCCTTATCAGCCTCTTGGCCGTTTAGTCCAATCTCACCAAAAATAGCTTCAAAATCCATCCGTGCATCTGCTAGCATCGCGTTCAGTTCAGCATCAAGTACTGCCATCAATTCTTCGGGAGAAAGATCGTTTGCTCTAGCACTCATTGTTGAAATTAAAGTCTAAAAGATAGAGCAGCTACTTCGATTGTGTCTTTGCAAATATAATTATAAATAATATAGAATTAATTAAATCAATTTTATAGTATTTTTTTATATTTTCCTATTTTTTTTATCGATTTTGTCTATTTTCTCTATTTTTGTACACTCTTTTAATCTAATATCTTTAAGTTTTTATAACTTATAAAAAAATTGATTATAAATAATATAAAGATAACATAATATAAAAAATCAATTACACTTTATTTGAAAAAGCAAATGTCAGAATATCGTAATCGTGAAAGCCGTGAAAGCGGTGCTAGGTATAATGGATCCCGTTCTTATCGTGATCATGATGATGGTCGTCGTGATGATGGTCGCCGTGATGATGGTCGTCGTGATGATGGTCGTCGTGATGATGGTCGCCGTGATGATGGTCGTCGTGACGATGGTCGTCGTGATGATGGTCGCCGTGATGATGGTCGCCGTGATGGAGGATATAGAGAAGACAATCGTCGTGATGATGGTCGCCGTAATCGTGGAGGTGGAGGTCGTGGTCGCTATGGTTCTCGACATGATGGAGAAACGACATATAATATTGAAGATAAAATGCGCGATGGACAAGTACAGGCTTATGAAAGAGAACAAGCTTTAAAGTCTGGTGAAGCCAGTAAAGATAAATCTCCAGAAGTACAAATGACACCAGAAGAACTACAGCGTCGTGAGGAGTATCAATTACCTATAGAAACATTTGATGAGTTAGGTAAGGAGTTAGATTTAAAGATTATTCGTGGTGTAATGGCATATGGTTTTGAGTTACCTAGTCCTATTCAGAAGAAGGCTATTCGTCCTATTTTAGGTGGTTATGATGTAATTGCACAAGCACAAAGTGGTATGGGTAAGACAGCTACATTTTGTATTGGTGCGTTAGGTCGTATTAATTTAGAAGAAAATCAGATTCAAACTATTGTATTAGCGCATACTTTAGAACTTGCGATGCAGATAGAATATGTTTTTAAGAATATTGGTCGTTATATAGATGTTAGAATTGCGATGGCGGTAAAGAGTGTGCCAGTACGTGATAATATTGATCAACTTCTAGGGCGCAATACTAATGATCTGGTACCACATGTGGTTATTGGAACTCCTGGACGAGTGCTAGATATGTTAAATAAGGAAGTTATTTTAGGTAAGTATATCAAGTTATTGGTACTAGATGAGGCAGATGAATTGTTGTCGGATGGTTTTCTTAAGCAAATACAGAATATCATTGGAACAATATCACACGATGTTCAGATAGGATTATTTTCGGCTACAATGGAACCGGAATTTTTCCGAATTACACGTAACTTTATGAGAAATCCGATGAATATTTTAATTAAGAAGGAGGAATTGACTCTAGATGGTATTAAGCAGTTTTATATAGATTGTGAAAAGAATGAGTACAAGTTCGAGACTTTATGTGATTTATATTCATTGATTTCCGTAAGTCAGACTATTATTTACTGCAATCATTATCAGAGTGTAGAACAACTAACACGCAAACTACAGGAGAATAATTTTAAGGTATCGTGTATTCATGGTAATATGGATATTGCTGCACGTGAAGATGCAATGAAGAATTTCCGTAGCATGATATCTCGTGTACTAATTTCAACTGATTTGTTAGGTCGCGGTATTGATGTCCAACAGGTTTCTGTTGTGATTAATTATGATTTGCCGTTGAAGATTGAGAGTTATATTCATCGTATAGGACGTAGTGGACGGCATGGTCGTAAAGGCACTGCAATTAATCTACTAAATGGAAACGATCTAAAGAAGGTAAAAGAAATTGAGAGGTATTATAATACTAATGTTGAACAATTACCTGATGATGTTGCGAGCATTCTAGCATGATTCAATTAATTGCAATTTGTTAATTTATCAAATTGATAATTTAAATTTTTTTTTTGTTTATTTTTAGCTTTGAATTGTTATTTAGATTTTATCTATTTATCTATTTATCTATTTATTGATTTGATCTA